ATCACACAGGACGACATCGACAAGTGGCTGGACACGCTTCCCGAGGACCAACAGGCCATGCGTACCAACGCACTCAAGGTGCTCAAGGCGATCCTGAAGACGGCGAGCAAGCCCGGCGCACATGGTGAACCGGCCATCATCCCGCAGTACCCGTGCACGAGATCACTCCCCAAGCCACAGCGCAAGAGCGAAACCATACCTGCCACACCCGAGCAGGTGAAGGTCATCTACGACGCGATGCCAGACCGTTATGCGATGGCAGTATACCTTGCGGTGTTCGGTGACGGGCTGCGCATCGGGGAGGTGTGTGCACTCCAGCGGCGTGATATCGACCTTGGCAGCCGCACCATGCATATTCGTAGAGGTCGGGTCACTATGGATAAGACCAAGCTGATCGATACTCCCAAGACTGAGCACAGCATCAGGGACGAGCGGATACCGACACAGCTGGTGCCGCTGCTGCGCACATTCCTGGACAACGACGTCGAGGGAATGCAGGATGCATGGCTGTTTCCCGCCAAGACAGATAGCAGCAGACCCGTTCACCCCAACACCCTGCGGGGCGACTATGAGATCGCCAGGGTGAAGGCTGGACGGCCGGACCTCAGATTTCATGACCTGCGTCACACGGGCCTGACATGGATGGCAGAGGACGGGGCCACCGTGCGCGAGCTCATGGACGCCGCCGGCCATTCGGATGTGGAGACCGCGATGAGATACCAGCATTCGGTCAGCGAGCGCCGGGATGTGTTGGCGGATCGTCTGGGTGCGCGGTTGTTGCCGGATGACACGGTGGAGATCGTGGAGGAGCGGATCCGGCAGTTGAATGCGCGTATTGCGGAGTTGGAGGAGTTGAAGGCTGCGGAGGAGGCGAAGCTCGGGGAGTTAGAGACGGGGGACTCCCAGTAGTTTCGTTCTTAGATTGGTTTGATTGTACGAAGTGGTATGACGTCCCACGACTACGAAGATCCGTGGGACGTCATGAATGGGTATGGGGCGTGGTGAGATTTATCAGACGCGTTTCCAAAGGGTTTTCTGTTTCTTGATTTCTTGGTTTCGGTCGCCCCAGAACAATGCTTCTATGGCATACTCGCCCATGAATTCATAGTCCGAGTCTCCTCTGCGGCGGACAAACGTGTAACGGGTGTAAAGATCATGTCCCACTGCAGCTTCATCTCTGTGCCCCTCCCACTCTTCTATGATATATTCGCCATCCGTACCATCCGCAGGCGCGCTGGAGACGGCATCGATCCTGCCTGAGCCCTCATTAAGGAAGACCACATCTTTCATATTGTCGGGGGAATCTTCCAGTGTCCATAGCCCATCGCCCAAATTCGCCTGTCGTGGATTCGATACCCCCATCTGGGCCAGACAAAGCGCCTGCGTTCGGGCCTTGAATCCCTTCACGGGAACCAGTATCTTGCTCACTTGATAGTTGCGCGACATCAATACCTCCAAGCATGTTTAATCGTCATTGACCGACTCTTCTAAGAGTACTCTCGCAACGCAAAAGTCGCCCTCACCTCCCGTAGGAGGTGAGGGGCGCATTGCATTTTCTACCGTGGTTTAGGTGGTTATTTGGTGTCGGCGGTCGTGCTGTTGTATTTGATGCTGGTGAGTCCCAGCAGCGCGCCGAGCAGGACGCCGAGCGCGGTGATGGTGGCGGCCGCCTGCCCCGCGTAGGGGATGGGCCAGATGCCGCCCAGGCCGACGATGAACGTGGCGGTGGCCGGCAGCACGATGATCGCCACCCATTTGAGTACGTCGTAGGCCGTGTCGGGGATGAGACCCTTGGGTTTGTTGTCTTCCGTCATGACTGTCTCCTTAGTAGGCGAGTGTCTCGCCTGGGTAGATGAGGTTGGGGTTGCCGGAGCGGTAGCCGTGCAGGCTGGACGCGCTGACGCCCAGGCGGGCGGCGATGCCGGTGATCGTGTCGCCGGGGCGCACGACGGCCGAACGTCCGGTTGCTGCTACGCCGGCCGTGGCGAGCCGCTGGCCGGGATAGATGACATATGGCGAGGTAAGGCCGTTGAGCGTGGCGATGGACCGCCATGAGCTTGGCCATACCTTGCTCAGGTAGTCGCCGGGCTGCACGGTGTAGTAGCCGGCGGACGACGCGGATCCGGCGGAGAGCCGCTGGTTGACGATGCTCATGACCTCGTCGTACCGGCTGCCGAGCAGGGCGTGGCGCTGGGGGTCGTTGCCGTACTCGCCGCGGATGACCGCGCTGGCGATCTGGCCGGCGTCGCCCTTGGGCGTGGACTGCACGGGGGCGGGAGCCGGATTGCCGGGCGTTACTGCCGGGGAGGCGGGCAGGGGCGCGTTGGCGTATTTGCTCCAGGTGACGGCGTCGCCGTAGAACCAGTCCACGTCGATTCTGTCCCCGATGCCCGGCACGCTGCCGGAGCTGGAGTACTGCCATGCGGCGGCGAACGGCCACGGGCCCAGCGAGTACGGGGGCTGGCCCGGGTTGCGCAGCCGGTCGCCCGCATACCCGTTGGGGTAGCCTGCGACCCACAGCCCGTAGTCGGCGCGAGCCACGGGAGTCCAGTCGCCCATGCTTATCGTGCTGGCGCTCATGTAGATCAGTGGCTTGACTCCCCACGCGGCCGCCACGCGGTCCAGCCATCGCTTGGCCCACGCGACGTTGCCCTTCTGCCCGCCGCCCGGCTCCCAGTCCAGGACGGGCAGCACGCCCTGCGACACGTAGCCGCGCGTCTGGGAGAGGAACCAGTCGGCCTCGGCCTCGGGGCTGTTGCCGTACTCGGGGCGGGCGAAATGATAGACCGCGCGGCGGATCCCGGCGGCCGCCAGACCCGTCATCGTGCAATCCGCCGTATTATCCGTGAATCCGGTGCCTTCGGTGGCCTTGACGATGCCGAAGCTCGTGCCGGCGCTTTTCGCGGATTGGGCGCGGGGCGCGCTCACACACCCCTGCCAGTTGGACACGTCCACGCCGCTGTCCGCCATAGCATTGACTGGCAGGGCCAGCGCCAGTACGGCGACGAGCGAGGCCGCCGGCATGAGCGTGCGGCGCGACGCCTGCTTGTGTCTCGCATGGGATGGAATCATGATTTCTCCTTTGTTCGGGGTATGAAAAAGCCGCCCGGGTTGGAGCGGCTTGGAATGGTTCGGCTGAATCGTCTTTATTGTCTGGGTGCGATGGGCGCGTCCTGTATGTCGCGGTTGATCTGGGTGCCGTGGCCGTTGCCCCCGAGCGCGTGGTAGGCGTCGTACACCTTCTGCGCCCGGGCCTTGAGCGCGTTGCCGGCGATGCCGTGGTTGGCGACCATCTCGGCCTGCATCGCCTCCAATTTGCATAGGAGCAGGACGCGCACGCCCTCGCTGAGCGGGCTGTCATGCCCGCGCTCGTCCACATGGCGCAACCCCCACGCGACCAGGGTGCCGAAGCCGCCGGAGCCGACTATCGCCGCTACAACGGCCGTCAATGCTGTTCCCGACATAACAAACTCCTTGCGATATGTACAATTTGGTTTCATGGTTAGCGATTATGATTTGATCGGCTCAGCGGCTGAAGGCATCGGCAATGGCATCGACAAGACAGCGCACGCATTCGATTGCCTGTTCCCCGGAGTGCGCCGATTCTGGTTGCGGCGCGCAGACACCGCTGACTATCAGAGTGGTCTCAGAGAAATCTCTGCCGCTTTGGACTCGACCCAGTTGAGTCGAGAAACGAAAGACACCGTGATTGCGTCTTACGCCCTGAAGTCTCACGGACTTGAGAATCTAGCTTCGGTGCTGCAAAAGGCCGGTCCCCTCATTCAGCCTGGAACGACGGACAACGTCCAGCATATTGATCTAGATTGGGTTGATTCCTTCCAGGACAAGGCATCGCGAAGCAACCACGAGGACATACAGCAGCTCTGGGCCGCGCTGCTGGCTGGGGAGATCAGCGCGCCGGGAGCCTTCTCCAAACGGACCCTTGCCGCGCTGGATACCCTGAACACGCTCGAAGCGCGCAGATTCACACGGCTGTGCTCCTGGTGCGCGGACATACCGTCTGCTGATGACCCGGGCCGGCTTGTGCCGGTGCCGATGCTGGCCCAAGAAAACGAAGACGGCGAGCCGCGCGGCGGAATACCGCTGCAGGAGTTGAGGATCCTGGAGGATGCAGGACTCACTACCCAGACCTTCTCGTACAAGTTCATCTTCAAGCCCGGACGAAACCCAATTTACGTAGGGGGACAAGAACGTTTCGTCGACAACAGCTCCGACGAGCAGCGAGGCTTTCTTCCCGGCTATGGGCTGACGACCACAGGCGAGGAGCTGTCGAGACTCTGCATCCGGGGAACCGCCGAAGCGGATATCGCTGGCATTATCAGTGCAAGGCTCGAGAGTCTAGCTTGGAAAACTGCCACGCCGAAAATACGACGAAAACAACAGTGAGACGAAGCCCGGCGTAATGTGGCTCATCGCCAGCCTCCTTCCACGCTGTCGATGATTCTCCCGGCCGTGGTGATCTGTAGATTGTCGCCGGCATCAAGCATGTTGTAGATTCTGATGGTGGTGTCCTTGCCTAGGATTGCAGTGCTCCGGGGATGACGAGTTCCTGGCCGGCCGGGTCGTAGAACTTCTTCTGTGCAGCGTCCCAGCGGAAGGTGAGGTTGGCGCGCCAGAACTGGCCGGCGGAGAATCTCGGGTTGGCCGGCTGCAGGGACTGGTTCATGATCCGGTATTCCATGTCCGGGTCGAACCCGCTGGCGGGGTAGTAGTTCGCGGCGTTCGCCTCGTCCGCGCTCATCCCGTCGTAGTGGATGAATCCCTGCCGGTATCCGGCCGTGTTCAGCGTCCTGCTGTTTATGCCGTGGATTCCGATGGAATCGGGCGGGTTCCAGAAGGGGATTCTCATGTCGTTGAGCATGTAGTGCCCCTCGTTGGCGATGCTGTAGGTGACCTGGCCGCGGAACGTGCCGGGCCATGATTCCTGCGCGCCGCTGGTCCGCGCCCACCGGGCGTCGGTGCCGACCTGGGATTCCTCGTTCCAGTCGATGATCGAGCCGTTGACGGACTGCCGGGTGCCCGGGCTTACGCCGTCGCCGCCGGTCTGCTGGTTCTGCTCGAAGAAGATCGTGCGCTTGCATTTCTCGGCGCAGCACTGCATCATCGTGAACGGGTGCGCGCCGTGCAGGATGTAGGGGTACAGGTCGTAGCCCAGGTTGCAGAACAGGCTGGCGCACTGGCGCATGATCAGATGCTCGCCGCCCACCTGGAAGCCAAGGTGGTGGCCGAACGCGATGCACCCGTCCATGATGATGTCGGCCGGGTACTTGCCCGTGCCCACGCTGCGGAACGCGATGTTGTTGACCGCGCCGTCGGTGCTCATCGTCAGCTGGGACTGCCGGTTCGCGGCCGTGAGCCTGGTGAAGCGCATCGAGCTGAACGCGTACCCGTCGAAGCAGGTGACCGCGTGCATGTTGTCGGGCAGGTCGATGCCGATGCCCGAGGCCTGGACGCTCCTTCCGGGATACGCCTCGTTGTTCGGGTACTGGGCGTCCGGAGCTCCCGAGTCCTGCAGGCCGGTGAGCACGAACACGCGTTCACTGCCGTTCAGGTTGTCGAACGCGGAATCCTCGACGCGGAAGACCGCCGAGCCGGTCAGCGCGAACCCCGCGTTGTAGTCCCGTCCCCGCATCGGGAAGCCCGCGGCCTCGAAGCGCACCAGATGCTGCTCCTGGCTGGCCACGCGCACGCATGCGCGCGTGTTCGCCTTATCTCCCCTGAAATGGTGGAAATGGTAGGTGCCCGGCGCGAACCGGTAGGTCATGCTCATGCCCGCATGCCGGTCGATCTGCTCCTGGATCACGTCCTGGTCGTCCACGCCCGGACACAGGACGTCGGCGCGCGACGCGTACCATGCCGGCGAGTCCGCGGCCGCGAACAGGATCGCCGGAGAGCCGACCCGTTGGCGCAATGCCTGGAACGTGGCCGAGTCGTCCGCCTGCACGTACGCGGCCACCGCCGCGTCGTTCTCCACTGCGTTCACCCCCGGCAGGCCGCGAGGACCCTCAGGCCCCGTGACCGACGGGCCGGGAATCGCCACCGTGCGTTTGTCGATAATCTGATCAGCCATAATCTCCTCCTAGTTCGCCAACGTCCAATAGCCCCAGCCCAATAGCTCGGTCGTCCCGTCCTTCGCGGCGGTCATGCGCCACGAGCCGGAACGACGACCAGCCCACGCAGCATCCGAGAACGCAGCGGGCGGGATATAGACCACGGCCTTGCCGTCCGAGCCATGAGCATCGCAATCACGCGAAAACCACACCACGCCCCCGTCCGAAAGCAACTCGAACCGGCAATACCAGTCCGTCAAATCCACCGGCACGTAACCGACAGCAGGATCGCTCAACCGTTCCCACAGCACGCCAAGACGATTCGACACATTGCGCAATAGCCGGTAATCGCCACGGCCCTCACTCTCAGCCAACACGCCACTCATAGCGCCTCTCCTCTCATGCGATGCTCATTACCGTGACGGTCATCGTCGCCCCGCCTATAGGAGAATCACTGGCCACGGTGCTCTTGGCACGCAGGGCGACAACCTGGTCGCTGGTGATGATGTCAGAAGCAGTGCCGCCGAACGAATCCCCGTTCGCGGTCACGCCAGGGAACGACGCCACCCGGACGCCGCCCACCAACGCCTCCAACAGCGGCATGCCATCCCCGCTCTTGACCGCCGACACCGAAATAAGCACCAAAGCACGCGTCTTGCCATCGCTCGTATCCCGGGCAGCAGCAAGGCTCATCAGCTCTACCCAGCCACCGCCAAGCGACCGGCCGCCCACGCTGTGCTCCACGCTGGACACCGTCGGCGTGACCCGCTTGATCTGCGCTTGCGCGTCAGCCAGATCGCCAATGGTCTTCTGCTGGGCTTCGAGCATCTCCTGCTGCTTCTGCTTGATCTGCGCGATCTCCGTACCCGTAGGCCGATTCGCCTCGGCCTTCTCACGATCCTGCGCCTCACGAGCCCGTTGGGATGCAAGTATTTGGTCGGTGGTGCCTGGCTGGTAGCGGCGTTCCGGCGTCCAGTCGTTATCAGGATCTGCTATCGGATCCGTTGTTATCGTGGTGTTGCTGTCGCTCATGATCGCTCCCTTGCCTGTATGGTGCGCCAGTCGGAATCGTTGGATCCGCTCACGTCGGTGATCTTGAGGTGCAGGAGGCGGCGGCCGAGGTAGTCGTCCTCAGCGCGCAGATCAAGATGGTCACCCACGTGCGGGTCGTATTCCTCACCGAGGAGGATCTCGAAGGTTTCGCTGGGCCACGCGCCGAGCGCGGCCTGGGTGCGCGCGTAGGTGCGCAACGTGTTCAGTTCGCTCACGGTGGTGTGCTCCGTGTTCGTGGATTGCATGAACGGCATGGTGAGGTCGGCATATTGCCTGGGCAGGGTGGCGCGGGTCATGACAGTCTTGTCGTTGTCTTTGCCGCCCGCGGCCCATACCTGCGTTGTCAGCGGCGCGCCATCCTCGTCCGAAGCGGAGAGCATGGCGCGCACGCCGGGCAGCGAAGCGTTGACCTTGAGTTCATGATCCACGAGCTCCGACGCTGACTCCAGCAAAAACGAGAGCCGTCCTCCGTTATCGAGGGACGGTGTGAAACGGTATTCCTGTGCCTTGTCGAGGTCGGCGAGGTCACGGATCCTGTCCGCGCACGTGGCTAGTTCCCAGCCACCGTACGTGCGGGTGAATGAGCCGCCCTCCAACGGGGGCAGCGCGAACGGCAGGAGTCCCCATTTGAGGGTCTCCGCGATGATGCCGCGCGCAATGTCGCGGTACGAGCCGGTCAGCGTGAGCGCCCAGTCTCCTGCGGGGTGGTCCTCATCCACCAGCACATCGCCCTCGCGGAAGCTCGAGTCCAGTCCATGATTCAGCACGAGACGCTTGCCCAGCAGCGTCCACCCGCCGCCGCACGTGAACGAGAGTTTACGGTTCCTCGCGTCCCATTTGCGCGACGTCACGGGGCCCGCGTGGATCACCCGCTGGCCGCGCTGGACCGCGAGAATCACCTTCCACGGGCGCAGCGCGTCATGCAATGACAGTCCGTTGACCGTGAGCCGTTTCGCCATCGAGCTGAACGCCACGTCCACGGACAATTGGCCGGGCTCGTTGATGGAGTCCGACCAGGAGCAGCCCGTGTACGGCAGGCGTGTCAGGTGCTCGCCGGTCATGGCGCTGTACGCGTGCACCGTGAGATTCCTCATGGCATCCTCACTTCCAGCAGGGCCGCACCAGCATCGAAAGCTGGCCGGCGTCGATTGACACGGGTATCGAACTTCTGCCGGGCGGTATCGCGAACGCGTCATCCACCGACACGATGCCCTGGGATGGCTGCATGCTCTCGAAATCCAGCGTCAATGGCGTGGACGAGCCGCTCCACACGACCGTCCGGTCACCCAGCGAGCACGTCAGCCGGGAGACACCGGACGCTCGCACGATCGGCCAGGATTCCATGTTCCCGGTTTGCTCAACCTGCACCAGGCCGTTCGACGCCGGATAGGATACCCAGTCGCCGTATCGGAATGGGTCGGGGCAGTAGATGATCAATGTGAATGTGAATGCGGCCATACTCAGCAGGAACGTCGTGGACGGATCATCCGCGATGAATCCGGTGAGGCTTCTCATGCCGGATGCATCGATCACGTCGAGAGTGACCTGCCTGTAGGCGAGGTCGCTGATCCTGTCGACAAGTCGGGCCGCCGACACTGTGCTTGGCGCGGCGGCCACACAGTCGAGGGTGATGGTTCTGGATTCGCCTGTGAGCCTGCTCGGCCAGTAGGAACCGTGCTGCTGCGGTTTCGCCGTGCCCGTTTCGCGCGGTTTTGTAGCGCCGATGAGTCCTTGGACGCCTTTCTCCTTTATCCAGGCGTCACCGGACCTGTCGATCCGGTTGTCCAGCAGCCGAATCACATCATCATCCGTCCGCACATTGATGCGCATCCGTCACCCCCATCTATCCACCGCCGCCTTTGTCCTGGAACCGAACATCGCATACAGCACTTCCGGATCGGTACCTCGTGCGTCGATGGACACATTCACGTCAGTGTTCTTCGCTCCGGTTGCATACCCGGTCGGGGACGCGACATAGGAACCCGGGTTGCCGAACTGTGGCATGCCGAACGACTGCCCGTCAAGCGAAAGCCCTCCGGCTATCTGATTGAGACTCCTGGTCACGTAATCGGAACTGTCATCGATGCCCAGGGCCATGCCGCGCCCGATCATGACGCCGACCTGTTCGCGGAACACCCTCGACGGAGAATGGATGCCGAGCACGCCCTTCGCCCAGGACAGAGCGTTGCTGCCCATGCTGGTGATCGTGTCCTTCAGCCAGCCGAACGCGCCTTTGATTCCGCCGATAAGACCACTGACGATGTTCCTGCCGACATCGGTGAGCCATGTGGCGGCACCGCTCAACGCACTCATGACGGTGCCGTAGATGCTTCCCACGACGCCCCTGATGGCATTGACGGCCGCGGATGCAGCCCCGACCATGCGGTTCCATACGCCTGAGAAGAAGCCGCTGATTGAGGACCATACCGAGTTCCACGTTCCCGCGAACGCTTGGGCAGCTCCGGCGATCGCCCCGGACAGCGCACCGAGAATCGGGACGACGAACGCGACCATCCCGTTCCATACCCCGGCGAAGAAGCCGCTGATCGACTGCCAAACGCCGTTCCAGGTGGTCTGGATGGTGGTGATGGCGGTCGATATCGCGGTCGAGAGCGTGGTGATGATGGGCGCGACGAACGCGACGAGATTGTTCCACACTCCGATGAAGAAGTCGGACACCGTCTGCCATACGCCGTTCCAGGTGGTCTGGATGGTGGTCAGCACGGTCTGGATGACGAGCCACAGATTCGTGAGCATCGGTGTGAAGAACGACATTATGCCGTTCCACGTGTCCTGGAAGAACCCGCTGATCGCCGCCCATGCGCCCTGCCAGTCGCCCTGCAGGAGATCGACGATGGCGACCACGATCGTGCGAATGAGGTTCACTCCGGTGCTCACGATGCCGCTCAACACGGTCCACACGGTCTGTACATATGCGATGATGCCGCCGAGCATCGTGTGCACGATGCCCGTGGAGTTCGCGGCCCAGCCGGTCAGCAGGTTCAGGATCGTCGAGAAGACTCCGTTGATGCCGGAGAGCAGCTGCTGCCCGATCCACACGGGTACGGCACCGATGACGGTGACGATGTTCGCCATCACCCCGCCGATCGTGGATGCCGCGTTCGCGAATACCGATACGACGGCGTTCCAGGCGGTCGACGCCCCGCTCGCGATGCCGGACCACAGTCCGGCGAAGAACGACGTCAGACCGCTCCACGCGTCGGACGCGGCGGACATCGTAGCGTTCCATGCCCCGGTGAGAGCATCGGTGAAGCCCGACCATGCAGATTGCGCCCCCGACGTGATCCCCGACCACAGCCCGGTGAAGAACGAACTGAGACCATTCCAGATCGAGACAGCCGTCGACGACACCGCTTGCCATGCCGAAACAAGGAACGAGGTGAACGATGACCATGCCTTCCTGCCGACCTCGGTCTGCGTGAAGAACCAGACAAGCGCACCAACCACTGCTGTGATGGCGACAATGATTGCGCCTATAGGATTAGCGGCGATGACTGCTCCCAAAGCCCGCCAAACAGTGGAGGACATGGTGGTTACGGCGTTCCACGCGAGCTGTGCGTTCTTGACCAGACCCATCCCGCCCGCGACGCTTTTCAGAGCCGCACCGAACCCGCCGAGCTCGGGCATGAGCGTTATGAATTTGATGACGCCATTAGCGGCACCGGTGATGCCGGACAATGCGCCGGGGATAGCCGCCAGCCCGGAACTCACGGCACCAAGACCTTTGGACGCGAGAACCACGCCTCCGATACCTGCAGCCAGCGGCCCAAGCCAATCAGCATTATTCCCGATAAAGGAAACCGCAGCCGATACTGCGTCAAC